GATTTTTAAAAGTATATTTGCATCCTCGCCAAAACTGTTCCAACCTTCCATTATTCCGTCAGTAAGTCCGACAATAAAATCTGTTAAAGCATTGACAATTCCGTCAAATAAATCTTTAACCGCATCAACCGCACTCCAATTTTTTAATGCTGAGAAAAGTTCGCCGTCCGTGTCGGCACCGAAAAACTCAGCGATTTTTAAGCCGACCCACTTTAAAGCATTAATAGTTCCTCCAACGATATCGGCAACAAAGGTTTTCGAGAACTCACCGATTGCAGCAAGAATTTTCTCGCCGAAATTACCTTCAGTATCGCCAAAGGCTTTGATTGCGTCTTTTATGGCATCAAATGCTGCAATCACCATGCCAACAACAAAGAACTTTTTTGCTACAAACTTTAGGCCGGCGAGTGATTTAGCTCCAAGCAGTGAACCGGCTGATTTGAGGAGTGGCTTTAGCGCCAAAGACATCGCCTTAATGCCACCAATAAAGGCAAGCACGTTTCTTCCAAGATTAGCCATGGAGAAAAACCCAGCTGCTTTCGTACCTGGCACGGATGTACCCCTTTTCGATAAATCGAGTTTTCCAGCTGTTCCCCGACGGGATTCTTGAGCTGCCTCTTTAGCTGCAATCCTGTCGCGTCTTTCCTTATCTTTAAAGAACTTTAAAAGTTTAACAGTCTCCGATTGTGATTTACCGTCTTTGCTAAATTGTACTAGGGAATCAATACCCTTTAAACGATCAGAAATGCCAAGGAAGATTGCGCCAGTTTTGGTTGCCCTGACCTTAGCGTCGAGCTCGGCCTTTTTCCTTTTTAGCTTTTCGCCGAGGTTCAAGCCCAGATTAAGTTTAAGAATAGCCCCGGAAGCAGTGGCGATAGAAACCGCCCTTTCTTGTAGTCGTTTTGCCTTTTCATTATAATCAATGGCTTTCTCATTAGCAGTCTTTTGAAATGCGGCTCTTTCGGTTTCACCTATTGATCTTAAGTTTTCTTGAAGGTTTTTATTTGCGGTTTCCCTTTTACCTTCATTCAACGCTATCTTACTGATATTAAGTAAAGATTCAAACGTGTGTTGTTGCGATTTGGCGATACGCTCTTGTGCATTTAAAGAATCTGTAGCTTTTTCTGTTAAAGCCGTATTGACCTGAAGAGCCGCATTGGTTTCATCGGTTTGTTTAATCAGTTTTTGAAGTAATTCTTTCATTGTGGTGGAATTTTATTTTCTCCTCTTAATAAGAGGAATTTGAATTTCTTTTTTCTTCTTCCGCGATGTGTTCTAAAAGCATTGCTACGTAGATATCCCTCTCCCATGGTATCATAGTTTCCAATTCGTTTAAACTATAGCCGTGGTGCTGCATCATAGAAAAATTGGTCTGATAATAATTCATTAAAGATTCATGAGAGAGGCTTATACGAAAAAACTTTCAATACCCTTCAAGGTGTGACTGTTCTCGGCACCGCAACCACTGCAATTAAACTCAATGGTTTCTTGTAGCTTTGGAGTTGAATTGAAAACCTCTTCAATTTTTCCCATTTGTTCCCTATTAAGACTGTCGATAAACTCCTTTACGTCTTCTTCTGAGGCTTCTGAAATTGGATAAACGTTAGTATCATCATAGATACTTTGCACACTTGCCGAGATTGTTTTTGTTAATAGCAGGCCCTGATCTTCAATACCCGCCAGACCAATCATATCATCCAACTTAATATATTGAGGGATAATGCCAATAGCATCAGTCAATTGAATTTTCTTGGGGAGAGGTTTTTCTTTGGTTAAGCTTATTTTATCAAGGTCTAAGCGAATTTCGTGTGATTTTTCGCACTCATCGCATTTAACACCAATTTTAGCATCTTCCCCAACACTCTTGGCGCGGATCTGCAAGAAAATATATTCAAGATCAAACGAAGTTAGCGTATTCGCATCAACTTCTTCGAAGGTGCAAGATACAATAATATCCCGCATTGCTTTAATCATATTACTTTCCTCACCCGTCTCTTGGGCGATTAATAGGATCTTTTCTTCTTTAACGAGAAACGGGCGAAAGGAGACATCCTTTTGTGTTGAAGGAACAGTTAGTTGATACTTGGGTGTTTCTAATTTTGGTAGATTCATAATTTATATATTAGTGCAATTTCAACCCGCTAGGATTCTGGATCAGTTGGAAAGTTTAAATCATTATAAGCAAACTCAACTGCTATAGAAGCAATGCCATCTGTTTCTGAATTATATCCAATACCACGAATTGCCTTTGGATAACAGTTATCCAGCTTGGCTTCGTAAATTACTTCGTCTTTGTTATTAAGTTGCCGTATACCAATATTGCACTTATACGTATTTGCATATGCCACAAGGTATTCCTTTTTTGGAACTACCTTGTTTATCCAACGGTCAAATATATTTTTAGCAAAATAGTCTGCGGTTAGACGAAACTCCATTGTAAGTGCTTCATTGACGTATCCTGTTGGCAACTCGGTCGAGTGTCTAAAAAGATCATAACCAAATGTTGTCAGTTGTCTACCAGGAAGAGTGGTACTGATAAGTAAAGATTCCAAATCGCGTATTTCAGTTTCATTTGCGATTGGAGGATCAAACTTTGGGTCAAGCAAGCCCGTAAGATCAACTTCAAACCTGTTGATTTTAGCAACTCCGCGTTTTCCTATAATACTTTTTAGATTATTAATCGATGATTTTGTATGTGGCGATGACATAATTATAAATTTACTTAAGCATTTGGCGGGATTCTCCCCAAACTTTTTTCCGGCTACCTTTTTGGAATCTATCAGTCGGTAAAAACAAAGCAGGTTCCCAATACTGCGTTGGAACTTTAATGATTCTTGTCTTAATATTGTTTGTTAGGTAATGCTTCCAGCATGGCTCAAAGAACCGCAGATTACCACCTCGGCTGAGCTTTTCAAATGAAAGCATAAACCGGTTTAGCTCTTCATCTTTTCTTTTTTGAAGCAGCTTATTAGAAAGAGCGTCAAAGAATAACGCACGGCGTTTAAGATCTAGATAATGTAGGTTGAGACCATAGAACCCTCCCTTTGCAGGACCGACCATAATGATAAGGGGAAATGTATCGTAATAAGGAAGTGTTTTCTTGTGCTTTGGATCATATCCATACATATACATTCTTCCTCTTAGCGCTCGGGTTACTGGCTCCAGATCAGAGGACCTTACCATTTTGTTTGGAGTAATACCTGTCATCCGCTGCACTTCCTTACGAAACCACGCAAGAGAGGCTTTTACATTCTTGTCGTTTACGCCCGAGGAGGTTGCTTTATCTACGATTTTTTCGAATGATTGGAAACTTGGCATACATATCTATTTATATAGAAATCTAGGTAAGTAGCTTAATTCCTAGTGATTTTATCGTGTCCTCATGCCATACCTCAAAGGTCCACCCTCGATCTGCGCAGAATTCCGTTGCGGCTTCCCACTTGCTTTGATTCTTGACATATGTCATGACCTCTCGGATATACTTTTTTGTTTTACGACTGCGAGGTTTAGGCTCAACTGTTTGGCTCTTTGGCTTGATTTCAATTACGTATCTTTTCCCACCTTTGAACTCAATAAATAAATCTGTAAAATAACGGTGGGATTTGCCGTCGGTTCTGCAACGATAAGGTATGACTATTTCTTCCGAACTCCATTTAACAACAGAACTGTTTTCATCACACCAACGAAATACTTGCCGTTCCCACATACTGCGGTATTTTATCGCGGAGATATCACCTTGGTATTTCTCACGATTTTTTGGTTTAAAAGATCCACTATAATATTTCATTCTTACTACGTAATTATTTATAAATAGTAATATGAACTGGCTAGAATTATCCAATCGTAACATGGAATCCGGCGGAGGCGGAAGCGAAACCCCCGATCCAACGCCCAATGGAATGGTATTTCCGTCGGTGTTAAACTCCTTAGATTCTATTAGACCAGTGATTAAAATACGCTGTATAGGCGGTGACAACAACGGCAAAGGCGTTGTATTACCTTGTCCCGCTGGATTTGGTGTTACGGATGGAGCGAGTTATAACGACGCCGACCTCAGCTTTCTAGGCAACGTTGCACTTGAGCAAATTAGTAGTGCTAATAAAGCCTCGGCGGGTAACGGACAAGATTTCAACACTGTGGCAGAGGGTGCGATGGCTCTTGGAAAGAAGCTTGGTAAAATCGACGCTGATTCTAGTGATTTTATGAATTTTGCGGGAGCAGCGCTTAATAGAGGAATAGCAAAGCTTGGCGAGACAGGGAACGGAATAGGTAAAGGTATTGCGATTGGTGTTGGCGCAATATTAAATAAAAACGTAACAACAGAATTTACTGGAGTAGGTACACGGAGCTTTTCCTTTCAATATAAACTTGTTCCTTCGAGTAAAGAAGAAGGGGTCGCGATTGGTAACATTACGCGCTTTCTCCGCCAAGGGATTTATCCTTCGAAAGTCGCCGCTGGTTCTGTTTTGAAATATCCTCCTAGATGGCAGGTTGAATTTCTTACTAAAATAGGGGGAGACACATTAAAATCAGTTCCGGCGATTGCTGAGTGTTATTTAGAATCGTTTGCTACAACATATAATGGAAGCAATTCTTTTCACGATGATGGTGTTCCAGTTGATACAGACATTTCGCTGACCTTTAAGGAATTCCGTGCGCTTACCCTTGAAGATATTAATGATCTTGAAGCAGGGAGCACGCTTCGGGGGTCAATGCAGGATTAATGCTTTCAGAAACTTTTACTTAATAAGATATGGCTATAGATTTCTTTAATACTTTTGGTAAAACATTTTATGATTTTACTGGAAATAGGGGCACGGCGCTTGTGACCGATTTCACAAAGCAGGCTGTTGCAATAAACACCGATGATGTTGTTAACTATACAAAGTATCAAATACAAGACAGGGACCGACCAGAGATCGTATCGAATTTGTTGTACGGCGATCCAAAATATCATTGGACTTTCTTTTTATTAAATGATAGTTTAAAGGAAGGTAAAAGTGGTTGGCCGATGAGCATGTCTGAGTTTGGTGAATACATTGAAACTATGTATGATCCTTATATGTTTCTAGGTGGGACACTTATCGAAGATGCCACCACGGATTTCCATTATTCAACTCTGCCGATTTCAGAAACAGATGCTGACTCTGTAGAAATTCTTGTATCAGACGACGAGATTACCTTTAGTACAACCGACGCCAAGTTTGTTCGCAAAGACTTTACACGAATGGGAGTGATTTTAACACGTCCAACGTCCAACGTTGATGTATTAACACTTGATCTTGGAGGAAGCGACAGTCCTGCGGAAAAGAAAATTTATATAAAGCCAAAGAGTGGTGATGCTGGAGATGCTTGGCTTGCAGCTGTTGAAGCTGCAGGTTATCCAACCGAAACATTCTCTATTGATAGTGTAAGTACAAAGGTTGTTCCTCTTAGTTATTTGCCAAGTTATTCTTATTCTCATTTAAAGAATTCAACCTATCAGTTTTTCGCTGATTCAGATCCTGACCAACCTCTTTCTCACTACGAGATTATTAAACAGAATGCTGAACCACCTACTCAACGCATCACTTGGTATGAATATGAAGAGGTCATAAATAATAGAAAGAAAGATATTATTGCTGTAAAACCTACAGCAATAATTCAATTTGAAAAGGCATATAGCTCCCTTTTCCGCGATTAAAGTATGGATCCATCAATCCCAAATTCAAATACGTCAAGAAATTTAGATGCAGATGGCAAACCGCTGTATCCTTCCATTTATGAATTTGATGTATTTGAAATGATAAACAAAAACGGTGATAGGAAAAATATATCCCATCTTGTTACCTCCTTTGTTATCGCTGAAGAAATTTTTTCTCCGGTACTTACAGCCAAAATCCGCATTCGCGATAATGATAATTTCTTTGAATCTTTTGGTTTAGATGGACAAGAAATTGTAAAAGTTAGAATTAAGTATCTTGGATCGCTCGACGGCGGCGAGATGGTGTATGAGTATCTGGAACACGAATTTGTCGTAAAGGATTATCCTCTGTTTGAAAAAACAAAAGAAAGCATTAACGTTCAGGAATACGAGATTAATTTGATAAGCCCTGTTGCTTATCTTTCGCGGTTGCAACAAATGTCTCGAGGCGTTCAAGAAAATCCCATTGAAGCCATAAGATTTATTTTTGAAAAGTATCTTGCCACTTCCAAATTTGATTATAGGGGTGAGGAAAATGGGTACCTCTGTAAAACTAACAATCTTAAAGCCGTAATTACCCAAAGAACACCACTGCAAGCTATTGAATATCTGCGGTCTTTATGTTTTGATAAAGAAAATTCTCCGTTCTTTGTTTATGCCACGCTTGTAGATGGAGGAATTATAGCAAGAAGTTGGTTGGATATTATTGATAATATAACCAATCCACTATACAAACCAGCGGAAGACGAAGATTCATACCGCATAAAACCTTTTTCCGATGAAGCAAAGCCCGGCACAATTGAAAGTCTAAAAGAACTTCGATCTAAAATTATTTCTTTAAGTTCTAATATAAAACTAGACAAATTATCCCAGGCAGTTGCTGGTGGAATGGGAAGCGTTACAGAAGTAATTGATCTTGAGAAAAGATCTTACGATGAAGAAAGAGTATTTCCAAAAACTGCGACCATTGATGATAAAGGCGCGTACAGGTTCAGGGATGAAATGAATATCCGCCGCGGGATTGGTGAAGCAACAAGAAGCCAAGTTGATTTGGGTTTTGACTTTAACTTTTTGAAAAACCTTGATTTCATGTCTATAGCCGACCTGGCCCCAGTACTTGATAATGTTCTTGATGATCCAAGGATGTCGCAAAGTGTTTACTATCTTCCAATTGATCCACACTTCGGAGAGTGGATATCCCCTGCACACCTAAAGCGAGAGGCACTTCCAAAGGCGCGGAAGTATTTTGCAAATATGGAAACAAAAACTCATGAGATTGGCGTATATGGTGATCCAAATCTCAAGGCTGGGACAAAAATTAAAATTGAAATTCCAAAGGCCGTGGATACAAATGAAGATGATCCGGGAATTGATGAAACGCTATCTGGCTTTTATATTGTCAGTACTAGCATCCATACGTTTGAAAATGGTGTTTATACAAATAGACTAAGAATTATTAATGATAAAAATGTAATTCCACCACCACAGTTGCCGGACGATGGTAGTATTCCAAACTCATTTAATAACATAGGTTAAGACATATGAATTTACAAAACTGGTTTATGGGAGTTGCGGAGGATGTTGCAGATCCTCTTGGAATGGGACGTATAAAGGTTCGGTGTTTTGGTTATCATACGCCCGATCGACGTATTTTGCAAACAAGTGATTTACCTTGGGCATCAGTGCTATTACCTCCTACATCTCCAAGCGTGGGGGGTGCAGGAGCCACCACCGGAATTATCCAAGGATCAATGGTCTTTGGTTGCTTTTACGACGGTAGCGAATTGCAGGATGCGGTAATTCTTGGAGTTTTTCCAGGTGGCATCATGACCGAGATAAACTATGATCCTATTGAAAATGTGGGATTTGGTTCTATTGGTGGAAGTGGGGGAGGCTTCCCATTAGCTGCGGATGCTTTTGGTAACAGCGGAAGAAGCCAAGGAGGCGTGTATGGTGCAGCGGGTGGTAATCATTATTCTCAACACGGATTTTATGATTATCCTGCCCCAACGTTTGTCCCAGGCGGTTCAAATGAAAGACTAGTTCAGGTAGCGCTAAGCCAAGGTGCGGTCAGGGAAACCCAAGGGAATAATAGAGGGCCTGGGATTGGAAAATATTGGGCTAGTACAACTTATACAGGTGGTTATTCTGATAGCGCACCGTGGTGTGCTGCTTTTGTTTGTTGGGTCATACAAACGGCGGGAATTATTCCAGAAGAAAAACGACCACAAACCGCATTAGCTTTTGGGTTTAGGAATTGGGCCAAAAAACATCCTGACATAGCGGCCGCGAGATCAAATCCCAAACAAATATATCCTGGGGATATTGTCATCTTCTCGTGGAGTCACATTGGTATTGCGATAAGTAATAGCAACGGTAGCCACGTGAGGACCATCGAAGGTAATACCGACGTCGGGGGCCAATCAGGGGTACTTGAAAGGAACAGAGCTTTAAGCGGAATTACAGATGCAATAACAATTAAATCAACCGGGCTTCAACCTTTGGGAGGAGGGCCGACTGCACCTGATCAACTTACATTAGAAGAAAAAATGGAAGGCGGTCAACCCCGCAGCAACTCTCAACCGACATTACCTGAAATTGAAAAAGGAGCAACATCATCTGGTCTCGGGGGAGGTCTTTTTCCTTCGAGGAATGACAATCCACCTGCCGGTCAACCTCGCAGCAAATTTCGGCCGAGTGTGAAGGATCCTTATTCGGCGTTAAAATTCTACGGCCCGCAGGAGTGAATAAATACTTAATATGAGCGGCATTGATACTACAAACACTTCCTTTAACTTCCCCTCACTTAATGAGGATGGAGTAAATTTATACAATCGTGTTGAACGAACTGTTTCTGGCCACATAACTGAAATTGACGACACCGCTGGAAATGAAAGGATTCGCCGGGCTCATGCAAAAGGCACAGAGGAAGAATGGGATGCAAATGGAGATAGAAAGCTAATTGTTAGAGGGAGAAACTACGAACTTGTGGTGGGTGATAACAACATTGTTGTAACGGGCCAATGTAACATTACAGTGAATGGTAACTGCGGCATTCTTTGCACCGAGGATTTAACTGCGAAAGCTAAATCAATACATTTAACCGCGGATGAAGACATTAACCTTCACGCAGGGACTAGTATTAATATGACATCCGTTGCCGGAGATTATGCTGTTCAAAGTGGAGGAGGTTATCGCTTATCTGTTGAAGGTGAAGCTAATGAGCGATTTCAATCTAAACTTGATACAAACATTGTCGGTGATAATGATTTAACAATTGGCGGAAATTTCGAAACGCAAGTTGGAAGTATTGCAACTCAACATGCAGAAGCTGGAACAAATATCACCAGTGGTACCAATACAATGTTGGCTGGAGGTAATAAATTAATTCTTGGCGGTGGAGAAGGCGGAGGTGTTGATGTTCACAGTGGGGGAGTTGTTGCTGTTAAAAGTAAAAGTTCTACAACCATTACATCCGAGGATTCCTTTGCTGTCAACAGCACAGCTTCCACAGTTTTCGAC